CATATATTTTTTTTGTGTTTGTTTTATTTTAATTTTTTTTTTTTTTTTTTTTTTTTATTTGTAGGACGTTGTAAGACAACGCAACTAAATAAATAGTTACAACGTAGTTGAATACGTGTATTTAGTCATGAAGACTAAAATCGATAGAGGAAAAAAGGATAGTACTGTTGAAGTACATCGAAACAATTACAAAATACGTAACCATCGTGGTTACACTTCGTGGGGACGGAGTAATGCGCAAAACATAAATATTTGTACAGCGTGGAGATTAAGAAGTAGGTTCGGCAAACATTTCGTTGGAAATGATGTTGAACAAGTTCTTGGTCACGTTGATCGGGGGGGACTCGCGGTAGTGGGGCTTCATTCTCCAAAAGGAGCCATTGAGCGTGGTGGCGGTTGTGCCAAATGTAGGTGCGGCACCGTGTTCGGTGACGTTGACGTTCGTGAGGGCAGCTTGGTGCTCGAAGAATTCGGGCAGAGACAAGTTGACGTGGGTGTAGATGGTCGTTGAGGACCAGGGGGTGACGAGCGCGGCGAGGGTTGAGGGCGTGTAGACTGTTGTTCCACTAATAGTGGGGACAGGAATAGCATCAGTGAGAGTGCCATTGATTTGTCCAGGAGCGGAGCCGACGGGAGAGCATTCTTGGAGGGACTTCGAGTTGACGAAGTACTGGGAGTAGCGAGCAAAGACGGGGGCAAGACGATTGAGGTAGTCGTGTTTTCCACCTGAGAGGTAGAGAAAGTGACTGAGACCGATATCGGTATCAGGGCCGTAGTTGTAGCGGAGGGGGAGTCCAAGAGGGGCGGAGAAAGCAGCAAAGTTTTGTGCGACGCGGGTTGGGATATACATATCGTTGCGATAAACAGGGTCCATCATGGCGGAGTTCCAATGACGAGTTTCGGCAGCGGGCATGTCCGGATCAGTTGCTTCCATCTTGACGTTGAGGTCGTTGACGGCGGAGCGAAAGACATAGGTTGCATCGGTGGCAAAGCTGTAAGCTGAATCTACGGCGTGAACAAGATTCGGAAGAAGGTTGTTGAACGCGGAGCTAATGTTGTACTTGATTTTCTGGTGATGAGGCCACTAGGTATGATTGGACATACATTGTAGTAACCATCCATGCCAGTTGAAGAGCAAGAAAGGGCTTCGAAGAAAGGGAGCGAGAGGGCCAGGAATTGGGAGAGCGGAGGCAGGAATAGTGTGTTCCAAGAAATTGAGAAGTTCTTTCTGGAGAACAGTAATGATGCGGGCAGCGTCCATGGCGCGGAGAATCTGGTAGTATACGAGCGTGGAAAAGTAGAGTCGTGAGACGCAGGGATGCCAGGCAGGTTGAGATTGTGTCCAAGAGTAAGTGGTGCACATGATGTTATCCATGTGAGCCAGAACAGCGAAGAGTACCTGAGTACAGGGAACGAAGGTCGAGGTGTCCAGACGTTGGTGAGGGTAGTACGGAAAGTTCGAGACGGCGTGGTAGATGGGGTTGGCATCAGAGACGGACGGGGCGGACGTAGGACCAGCACGGGGGACGGCTTTTTGAGGACGTGAGTTCACAAGCTTTGGCTTGGAAGACTCGGAATCGACATCACGAGTGCCGAGAGGATCGGCAGTCTGCGAAGCAGACGGAGTGACGGGAGGCTTGGGGAAGCGGGGGGGGGACATCGTTGAGGGGGGGAGCAAGTTTGCAGTTATGAAATTTAAGGTGATAGGAGCTAGGGGCTCGACTAATAAC